CAATTTTCCCATGCATAGAAAGCACCGTGAAGGAATGGAGAAGAAAGTTCATGATGCTTGGTGCTAAGTTCGAGTGGTTCTGTTTAGAGGTAAAACACTTTAACTGCTTTAATGAGCTATCCAATGATGAGACCTTCATCTGCTGGGATAGCACCAAGGAAGATGTATGGGTAAGAAGACCTCCTTCGTTTGCAATTAGAAAGCATCCACTCTTGCGGCCAAGAAAGGATGCTTATCAGGATTTCCTTCCACGCATATGCATGGATGGAATTACAATAACCGGCATAAGGACAGCGGAATCGGTTCAGAGGTTGCAGAACATAGCAACAATGACAAAGGCAAGCAAGCGGGTAACCAACAAAGGGCATATTTTTCCGATCTATGATTGGACGAATAATGATGTATGGTTATATCTGCTGAAGGAAAAGGTAGATATCCCTGAAATATACCTTTTCCTATGGCAAGCAGGCACCGCCAAAGGACAGCTTAGAGTATCTCAATTCTTCTCGGTTGATACAGCCCGAAGCCTGGTTAAAATGAATGAATATTATCCTGACCTCATGGAACGGATTATTCGAAGGGAACCCAATGCGTATCTTGCAGCCCTGTATTGGGATTCTGAAATGTTTGGCCGCCGGAGTAAAAACCGTCGTAATCTCGAAGGGGAAGACGGTCCGAAAGATTATAAAGAGCTGCTGTTACACATGTTCAACAATATTGATATCTATTTTACAACTGACCATAAACGATATATAGCGGAAAGGTACCGAAACTTCTTCCTCCGGGTACATCCGATTGCCGATCAGACCGATTGTAGAGAAATCTATGAAGGTCTGATTTCAGGCGATCCAAAGTTGAGGACGTATCGGGCACTATACCAGCGCATCTATGGAAAATATATCGATAATGCCAAGAAGGCAGAAAGGGCAGGGTGTAAAGTATGATGGATTTATGCAAACCTTTAAGTACATTGGAGTGGGTAGACCACTCTATTTTAATTCCCAATGATTACAACCCCAATAAGGTTTCAAAACAGAACCTGGAGCTGCTTACCGTATCGATATTGGTAAACGGATTTACGGTGCCGATTGTCAGGAGACCGGATAATACAATTATTGACGGTTTCCACCGATGGACGGTTACTGACCCATCATGGAAGTATGTTCCAGTTGTGGAAGGGTTGGATAAATCAGATAAAAGAACGCTTTATGAGCGTTTAGGAGGGAAAGTTCCTGTTGTTACCGTGGAGCAGGAAGACAAGGATATGTATGTTTATGGTACCGTTACCCACAACAGGGCGCGCGGTACTCATTTGCTCGAACCTATGAAGGCAATTGTTAAGCGATTATTGGATGATGGCAAGACAATTGATGAAATAGGGAAGCAATTAGGTATGAAGTCGGAAGAAATATTCAGATTGTCGGACTTCTCAAAAGACGACTTTCTTCGACTGATGGTAAAAAATGGAAACACGTTCAGCAAGGCAGAGTTCATAACCAAGATTTAGCTCTCTGCCGAAACAATCAATTTTGGTGAGGTGGTGGTATGAATGAGGTAAGAGCTCCAGATCAGGAACAAATAAAGCAGAGTATAAAGGCTGACTATCAAAAAGGCATCAAACCCAAGGAGCTATCCGAAAAACATGGCATAAGTGTGAATACAATTAAGTCATGGATAAAGCGGTATGATTGGAATAAAAAAGAAGTTTCTCCGGGTGCATCCTCTTCGAAAAAGGGTGCACCCTCAAAACGGGGAAAAGGTGCACCCTTGGGAAATCAAAATTCTAAGAACCATGGAGCTCCTGAACATAATACCAATGCGCTGAAGCATGGAGGTTATTCAAAGGTCTATTGGGATATGCTGGACGATGAAGAACAGGAAATGATAGAGGGTGTTCCTACGGATGAAGAGGTACTGCTTATAGAGCAGATACAGCTTTTTTCAGTTAGGGAGCGCCGCATCATGAAAGCGATTAATAAGTACCGGGATATTCAAGGCGGCCTGTATGTTGCAGGAGTATCCAGATTTGAGAATAAGCGAACCTTTAAGGACGAGGAGGAGGAAGAGCAATATAACAGAATCCAAGAAGAAAAGGTTCAGAAGAAAGAGATACTTCCCGGTAAATCGTATCAGATTACAACAAATACATCTGCTACGGTCGATGTCATAAACCGGCTTGAAAGAGAGCTTACCAGTGTTCAGGCAAGAAAGACAGCATGCATAGAAGCATTAACCAATTTGAGGTTTGAGAAGAGGAAAGAGCTTGGCGATCAGAGAGGTAATGAGCTTGTAAGAGCCTGGGCAGAAAAGGTAATGCAGACAAGGAGGAATTCGGATGGATAATTGGCTTGATGAATTCCTTGAGGAAAGTATTCAGATATGGCAGCAAGACCCGGTTCGCTTTTGTCTTGAAGTATTGGACTTCGTTCCTGATGAATGGCAGGAGGCAGTATTAAGAGATTTAGCACAGGCACCTAAGGTAACGGTTAAGTCCGGCCAGGGTGTTGGAAAGACTGGTCTCGAAGCTGCAACCTTGTTATGGTTCCTTACCTGCTTTCCCGGATCACGTGTTGTTGCTACAGCTCCTACGAAACAGCAGCTTCATGATGTGCTTTGGTCTGAGGTTGCAAAATGGCAAAATCGCTCTCCGTTGCTCTCACAGCTTCTTAAATGGACAAAGACCTATATTTATATGGTCGGCTATGAAAAGCGTTGGTTTGCGGTAGCGAGGACTGCTACGAAGCCAGAGAACATGCAAGGCTTTCATGAAGATAATATGCTTTTCATCGTTGACGAGGCTTCCGGTGTAGCGGATCCGATCATGGAAGCTATTCTCGGTACCTTAACCGGTGAGAATAATAAGCTGCTGATGTGCGGAAACCCAACAAAGACTTCGGGTACCTTCTATGATAGCCATACAGCTGACAGAGCTATTTACCGATGCCATACGGTCAATTCAATGGATAGCAAGAGAACTAACAAAGAGAATATCGAATCCCTTATCAGAAAATACGGCGAGAACAGTAATGTTGTCCGGGTCCGTGTCTATGGTGAGTTTCCGGAGCAGGAAGACGATGTATTCATTCCGATATCATGGCTTGAAGGCAGCATCAAGACGGAATTGTCCGATGCTACTGCAAAGGCTTTCGGGGTATATCGCAATGATGCCGGTGTTCTTCTTCCAGTGGATACAAGCGGTGTTACTCAGATAGATATCGGCTGTGACGTTGCCCGCTTCGGTGATGATAAGACATGCATCGGCTATCGTGTAAATGAGGTTACCAAGATTTACAAAAAGTATAACGGTCAGGATACAAACTGGACAGCGAGCAATATTGCTAAGCTTGGTTTGGAACTGATTGATAAATTCAAATATAAAGACCGCATCCCGGTAAAGGTGGATGATGGTGGTGTAGGTGGTGGAGTGGTAGATCAGCTTAGAGCATTGAAACGAACCTATCCACAGAAGTATTCCTGGATGGAGATTATCCCGGTGAACTTCGGACTACCGATCAAGCACAAATATTACCATGATACCACGACTTACATGATGGGAATTGTCCGGGACCTGATACAGCCCTTCGATGCAGAAGGGAATAAAAAAAAGCCGGAGCTGATACTACCAAATGATAATGATTTAGTCGGTCAGCTGTCGTGCAGAAAGTATTCGTTTTTAAGTAATTCCAAGCAGAAGGTAGAAAGCAAAAAGGAAATGAAAGACAGAGACCTTTCCTCTCCTGATGAAGCTGACTGCATCTTGCTTGTTTGTTTGCCTGTAACATTGAAAAAGAAAAAAGGAAAGGAGGGATAGGATTTGGAAGGTGAAGAAAAAGTGACACCTCAGGTCGGGGTAAGAATAATCAAATCTGCTGAACCAATGGATCCGGCTTATGATGTGATAGCAAAAGCGGAGACACCTCAGCAGCTTTCGGAAGTAGAGAAAGTAAATTCAGCAGAATGGATTCAGCATGTCATTGACCAGCGAGGCCTTAAGGAGCTGGTACAGCATTCAACAGTCCTTCCCCAGTGCATCAGGGCATATAAAAACAATATCTGTGGTTTTGGTATTGGAGTAAGATATGCTGACGATTACAAGGAAGAAACCGAAGCGATGATAGCAGAATATACGAATGCAGAGAGGATTATCAATCTGCTTAATATCGATATGCAGACGAAGGAAGTATTTGAAAACATCATTGAATCTCGTGAGACATTCGGTATTGCATATCTGGAAGTTATTCGGAATGCCGCTGATGAAGTGGTACAGATCGAGCATATCATTGATACACCTACCATCGAAATGACTTATCCTTTAGCGCCTTATGTTGACACCACTTACTTTTATAAGGGTGAAGTGATTTCCAGAAAGAGAAAGTTCAGGAAGTACCGCCAGACGGTCGGGGGTAAAACAGTTTACTTTAAGGAATTTGGTGATCCTAGGGTAATGGATAAGAATACCGGAAGATACGCTGATGAAGAAACGGGAGAAGTCATTGCTCTGGATGATAGAGCAAATGAAATCCTTGATTTCCAGTTGGGTACCGAATATTACGGTGAGGTTCGTTGGATCGGCCAGGTGCTGACGGTCGACGGTACCAGAAGAGCAGAGGTTTTGAATAACAACTACTTCCGGAAGGGAAGACATACACCGCTGATGATAGTCGTTAAGGGTGGTACTCTTACAGATGATAGCTTCACAAAGCTTCAGACATATATGAATTCCATTCAAGGTGAAAATGGTCAACATGCATTCCTGGTACTGGAAACGGAAAACTCTGATACAAGAGCTGACTTCTCAGATACCAAGCAGCCAGAGATTGAGATTAAAGACCTTGCAGCTATCCTACAGAAAGATGAATTATTCCAGGAGTATTTAAACAACGGTCGGAAGAAAATACAATCTTCTTTCCTTCTCCCGGATCTGTATGTAGGATATACAACGGACTTTAACAGGGCAACAGCACAAACAGCCATGGAGGTTACGGAGAAGCAGGTATTTCAGCCGGAGCGTATTTCCTTGGCATGGGTAATCAACAACAAGCTCCTGAATGGGTATGGTTTTAAATATGTCGAGGCATATTTTGAAGAGCCTGATATCACTAATCCGGATGATATATTCAAGATACTTAATGTTACTGAACGTGCCGGCGGTCTTCCTCCGAATACAGCAAAGGAATTGACATTCAAGACCCTTGGCAAAGATGCAGAGGATTATCCTGATGAATGGGGTAACATACCGCTGCAGTATCTAAAATCATTACCACAGCAGCCGGTTACACCTGACCTTGTAAACCAGGTAGATGCACAGATTCAGAAGGCAGCCAATAAGAAAGAGGATGAAGTCCTTGCTGTCATGAAGGAAGTCAGAAAGCTACTTGTGAATATGAGTGAAGGAGGCAAGTAAATGTGCCAATATTGCGATTTAATCAAAGCCATAGACAGATACATACAGAAAGCAGATGATGAATTAGAAGATGCTCTTGAGAAAGAGGGCTTCGCTGATCCGGAAGGAACTGCAAAGGAAATCAATTCGATTGAAGACCAGGTATCCGAAATACTGGATAATCAGACATCGGTATTTCTTGATGCTCTGAAAAAAGCAGCTGACAACGGATTAGACCTTCAAGCGTTCTTTGCTGATGTATGGCCGGAGCTTATGGCATCTGATATAACCGGTGAAGAATTACTCAAAATATTCTTGAATGAATTCACCGAAACAATTCCTAAGATAACCACAAACTATCTCATGGAAATGGATTCCGAATTGGTTGCTGATCAAATCACAAAAAGAACTACAGCATGGATAGACAGCTGGAGCAAAGACCTTGCTGACCTCATGAAGCTAAATTCTCATGAAGAGATTGGGAAAGTCCTGAAGGATAGTATTGCAAATGGTAAAAGCATCGAAGAACTTACCCGGGATATCATGGAGAAGGGAATCCGGAATACTAGGTATAAGGCGCGCAGGGTTGCAATTACCGAAACCTTAAGAGCACATTCTTATGCAAGGGAAGAAAGTATTCGCCAGAACCCAGCTGCAACCGGTAAGGAATGGGTACATACCGGCGCATATAGAAATGAACCCAGGCAGAACCATGTTGATATGAATGGTCAGATTGTTGGAAAAGCGGAACCGTTCGAGCTTACCGGAAAAGACGGAACCATTTATTATCCTATGGTCCCGAGGGATAGCAGTCTTCCGGCTTCCGAATCTGTTAATTGCCATTGCATACACCGGGCAGTCATTGACGATGATGTTCTTGGGTTGTCCTTGGAAGAGAGGAAGCGCCTTCAAGCTGAAATAATTGCCGAAGATGATAAAGCATGGGAAGCAGAGAACACAGCAGATGCGGATAGTGAATAATTGTTTCATTGATGCCCTCTAAAATGACGAAATAGAGGGTTTGTCCTAATTTTGATATGTTAATACCTTAATACCTTGTTAGCTCTAAAATTAAACATAAACCATGGCAGCCGAAAACGGCTGTTTTTATTTTGCAACTTTCCAGTTGCAAGGAAGGAGGTACGCATGAGTAATCAGATTGAAAGAGCTTTTACCTATCATGCTCCTAAGGAGGGGCAACCGGAGAAGTACCAGGCAATCAGAGACAAAGCGAAAGAGCTTGCATATGTGATTGACAAAGAAACTCCGGAAAGCAGAGAAAAATCTCTTGCCATGACAAAGTTAGAGGAAACCGTTATGTGGGCAAATGCTTCAATTGCTAGGAATTAGAAAGGCGGTGATCCGAACGTATCTCCCTATGACGTTGGGTTAAACGTCAATATGTAATTCTTGGAAGGAGGTGAAAGAGGAAATGGGAAAGGAAGCAACGCTTAAAAAAGCATATGAAATTACAGACGCTAAGATCTCTTTTGTTTCGCTCGTTGATAAAGCTGCCAACAAAAAGCAGTTTCTTATTACCAAAGCCGAAAATGGTAAGGCGAACTTCTCTACTTATGGACGTATCCTGAAGGTGGATGAAGAGCACCACTATGTAACAGGGGTTGTGTATGAGCCTTTGGTTAAGGATGCTCACGACAACTACATGACCGAAGAAGAGATTATCAAAGCTGCATACTGGTTTGCCAAAAACGGTGACAAGGTTGATCTGCAGCACAGCTTCGAAGAGTTAAAGGATGCTACTGTAGTTGAAACATGGGTAACCAAATCTGATGAAACCATTGAGGATGAAGAAATCAAAAAGGGTACATGGTTAATGACCGTTGAATTATCTGATCCTGATATATGGGAGAAAGTTCAAAAGAAGGAGATTACCGGTTTCTCCATGGGTGGTGTTGGTATCTACAGTGAGGAGGATGTTCAGTTGGACGATATTCAAAAAAATAGTGATCCAAAGAATGAGCCTAACAACGAGCAGAAAGGTATTTTTAAGAAGCTCGCTAAAATGTTCGGGCTTGAAGTAGTTGAGAAAGGTGCCATGACGGATAAGTACCTCGAAAGAGTAAAGAGCAATAACTTCTGGAGTGCATTCAACACATTGGAAGATATTCTCCGTCGGTATAATTGGGCATCTGATAAATACGAATTTGAGGAAGATGAAGACAAAATCAGAGAAGTTCTTGCTGAATTCAATGAAATTGTAGTAGAACTGCTTACTCAAAAGAGTATCACAAAGGCGCTTGCTGACAGCGCCAAGGAAGGACCAGTTGAAAAGGCTGGAAAATCCTTAAGTCAGAAGAATCAGGAAACATTAAAAGGTATTTATGAATCGCTCGGAACGTTCCTTAAATCGTTCGAAGAGCAGAAGGAGGATGAAGAAGATATGAAAGAGCAGGACGTACAAAAAATGATTGAGGAGGCTATTGCTAAAGCATTAACCCCTCCGACTACACCCGCAGCACCCGCAACACCTGCAGCTGCTCCCCAGGCAGAAGCTCCACTGACCGCAGAGGCAGTTCAGAAAATGATTACCAAGGCCGTTGAGGAAGCTTTGAACCCGAAGGAACCGGAACAGGTAGAGAAAGCTTTAACAGCTGACGAAGTTCAGGCAATGCTTCAGGAAGCTTTAGAGCCTCTGATGAAGAGCAGAGCTTTACCCGGCAATCTCAACAATACCCGTCAACAGCAGTTAGAGAAATCCGAAGAGCATTATCTTCACGGAATTCTTTAATTCACAACACATTATAAGGAGGATTAGACTATGAATGCTAATCAGAGAATAATCAATAAGGCAGCTATTGAAACAGGCTCCCTTTCATCCGGGTTACTGAATCCGGAACAGGCAAGAAAGTTTATCCAGCAGACTTTCGAAGCTACAAACCTTGGTCCGTTAGTACGTCACGTACAGCGTACCGCAAAAACCGGTGAGATCGACAAGATCGGTATTGCTTCTCGTATCCTGAGAAAGAAGACCGAAAATACTGACGATGGATACCGCGCAGGCGTTAACACCAGCAAGATTGAATATGCTACTACAGCTATTCGCTTGCCTTGGGAAATTACTGAAGAGACCCTTCGTGAAAATATCGAAGGTCAGAACCTGGAAGCAATCATCACAAACCT